AGGCTTCTCCCAAGTTAGCAGCGGATAGAAAAACCGTTCATCCACCATACGCTGTTTAAGCAGATTCACCATCTCACTCTTGCGAGCAACGTTGAAATTCACGCCCTCAGCATTTTTTATGCCCGCAATCTCCATGTCGCTGATTATGCTGGGGCCCTCTTTCGTAAAGTCGACGCGGATCTTCGCGAAGCCGCCCCAACGGTCCTGCAACGTCTTCACGTAGCCCAAGACATGCGCGTACTTAGTTGGCTGACTGAAAATCTTTAGATGGCGAAGGAAAAGACGGTCGTTCCGCCGCTCGATAACGCTGAAAACGCAGAAATCCCGCACCTGAGCCAGATCCAAGCCGGCAAAGAGGTCGCCTTCATACCCTTTTTCAGCATTCCAAGGTTGCAGATCCTCACCGCAATTCCTCTCAGTTCCCACACATGCAACAATCAGACTCTGCGGCAACCACACGTCTTCGTCTTCAGCCCACTCCGCCTCCATCTCCCGACGCCAGCGGGCAGGGTCCTCACCAAACTGCTTACGAATCTTGTCGATAATATTCCTTTTCAGAGGACCATCAGGTTCTTGAGCTTGCTTCCAAGTTATGTGGCTGCCGCGAAAATCGCTGAAATCTTTATGGTTACACATGCGCCAGAAAACGCTGTCTGTATTCCAGGGCGTAGATGTCGCAATCAATTTACCGTTTGTTGTGCCAAGAGTAAACAGGATCGCGTCATATAGATCCTCAGGATTAGGCGTGAAGTTACATTCTTCCCACCAAATTCGATGAAAGGTTGGGCCTCTGATAGTGTCTGGATTATTAGGAAAAGCCTCTATTACACTTCCAGAAGGCAGAGTTATCCGAGTTTTCTGGATTCCTCGATCTGAGCCTAGTAACTTGCGGGCAAAACCGCCCATACGTCGAATATTCAGCTTGGTTTGGCGCCAAGAAGGCCCAACGATCGCAATGTAGAGGTCAGGGTGTTCCCAAGCATCCTTAAGGAGTATAGCAGAAATAGTGAAGCTCTTACCGCTCTGCCGACACCAACGCGCCCAGATAAACTGATTTTTCTCATACAACTCCGCAAGATCAAGCTCGTACTGGTATGGAGTGAAACCGAAAGCTTCCTCAGAAAATCTTTTGAAATCGCCCTTTAAGGCACTAACGTTGCTAGTTTGTTGAGATTCCTGCTCACGAACATGATCCTCTAAAGCCTTACTCTTACTTTTCAAATCAGGAAGGCGCAGAGTTCTTGGTCTTTTGAGTGAGTACACCATACTTGGCCTCAAGTTCAATTAACCGCGTTTCAATCCCGCGATAATCAGCATAATCTGCGAAGAGCTCTTGGTAAATTTTCACACCCTGTATGATGCTACGCAGCCGCAAAACCTCAGACTGCTCCAAGCCAGGCGTTTTCAATCCTTCCAAAGCAGTATTAAGCGTCTTCAGAGCTTCTTCAATGCTCGGAAGGCCCTTAGGCGAAGCAAACTCACTGGTAGTAGTTGTTCGCTCTGATTTTCTAGGCTGAACAACTACTTCTAATCCTAGTCGCGCTATTTTCATGCGAACGCCATCACGCGTTTTCCCAAGAGTCCTCGCAATAACTCTAACAGAGTTTCTTGCTTCTACCATCTGCCGCAGTTGCTTTTCCTCTTCAACAGTCCAGGGCTTTCCCTTAGGCATAATTTCAGGCCTTCTGTCCTATCAAAATCCCGGAAACGGTCCCAATCAAGCCTGTTATACCCGCAAACACTTCGCTACTCCATGTTCCGAGAAAAGCCATGTGAGCGATTTCCAAAGCAGAGAGGCAGACTGTCATGCCTATCGCAAACTTCACGGCGTACACGAGTTTCTCATTCGGCTGGACGACTACGATTTGCTCTCTTCCACGTGAGCCTTTACGCTGAACGGTTTTCGTGAGCGCCTTTCTAATCCAGTCTGTCATGGTGATTCCTCAATCGTTCTTGACGCTTCGGACGCTTCGGAAGAATCCGCCTACCACCCAACAAGAAACTGTTTAGCAGTTGCTGGGCCTCCTCTCTGTTTATGCATCCTGCCTCAACGATTTTGATGTTGACGCCCCAAACAAGCGGTATAGCAGTATAATCAATGTCGAAAACACCATCCGCATATCTGAAGTGGTTCTGGCCCAAAATGATGTGCTTATCATTTTCACCCAGTAAACCTATGAAAATGCCGATACTGTACACTGGAATATCTATTCCGCCATACCCACCGCTCAAACTTTTGCCTATTGAAGCGTCATGCCAGTCGACACGGACCAGATCACCCGGCCGCAAAGCCTTGATCTGTTGCAAAACCTGCTTATTCTTCATTATGTCAACCTCGCAACCTTGTAACGGCTCAAATGGTCCGTCTTGCTACAGAGAGCATACAGGTAATCCGCAAGCATCGGAGGAACCTTGCCAAGCTCCAGTGTCACTTCAAGCGTCTGCGTTTTAGCGTCCACATGATACTCAACGCTTTCTATACGGAAATCAGCATCTACGTTCTCGTTAGGCAGTGTGACGTGGATTTTGTCGGCTTGCTTGATGGGTGTGCTGCCGTAATCGATAACCGTGCTCCTCACTGTGAGGTATTCAGCCGGGTCCTTCAAGTAGGCAAGCAGCGCTTCAGCCCTTAACAGGCACTCATTATCGCTGTAAAGCTCCTCGTCAACTTCCACGAGCTCACGTAAACCATAAGCGGATTGGCTTCCTGAATCCTCTGCGACTCCGGAGTAGCGGCAGTCACAGAAACGCAGATGATCTATGCCAATGTATATTGTGCCCACCGCCGGATACGCGATTATGAAGCGGATAGCGTCTATAGCGTCCCAGTTGGGCGTGCCGCTTACGGTCCAGCTAGGTGTCTGCGTCTGCAGTGTTACTTTAGTCCAAGCTGCCTTAGAGCCGATCAACGGTAGAATGTCAATCTCGAAGTAACTAGCCCCTGAATAGAGCCTAACTTTCGCTGAGGCTAACACATCTTGGCTCCCGGTCCAGTGATGCCAGAACACGACTTGTTTATAGCCGTCAGGTCCCCGCATTTTTATTGCTGAAAACGTTCTATGCAGCCATGTTTCTAGCTTCACACCTGCCCCGGTGCTGCAGATGCTATATGAGTCCGTGTACTTTTTTTGTCCGTCGACCGAAACGTGGTCGGTACTCGTAGCCACTGTATCATCGGCTGTCCAGTCGGTTGTGGTCTCCGTTAAGCCGTCATCATTCGCATCGGATGGATATTGTTTCTCACTTGCTCCTTGACTGATTATCTTGTTTCTTATGCGATGGATGTCCTTGCGGTACTCGCTCGCCTCAATTTTCTCGGAGATGCTTACTTCTGAAGCTTTACTGTTCTTTGCAAAAAACTCGAACTTACCATCAAACGCTACACGAAAATCGTAGCCGATAACGCCAGCCAAGTCAGATGACTCTGCAATGCATTTGATTATGTCCCAGACAGGCGTATTTTCATAGGCCAGCTTTGTAAAGGTTGTATCAGTGTCCTCGACCAGCTCAACGCCTGTGCCATCAAAATAGCGAACGTGGCTCAATCCAACGTAATTGTCGAGCAAGTCTTTGATGATCTCTTCGCCTTTTTTGTTCTCGTAAGTTTTGGTCACGGTTCTGCGGAAAAGCTTCTCTCCCCAACAACGACCGCTAACACGAATGTAGTTTTCGGTGGGAGTTGATTCGCACTTGACGCTTTCAACGCGGCAGGTAATCAACTGTGGAACAAACACGCCTCTGCCAATGTCGATGTGCCCGTCCACTCCAACAAGGATGGGCGTCGCTCCGCCGGGACTGTACTTCTTACCCCAATTCTGCAACATAACCTCGAAACTGCTTACTTCCTTCGTGCAGCCCAGATGGACTTGAAGATCTACTATGTCGCCCTGAGGCGGCGCAACGGCGCCAAAAGCAATGGCACACTTTGGAATCTCTACAGACGTTTCATTCAACTCCTCTGCGATACATGGCTTGCTCTCCAGCTCTCTGAACGCCACGAGTGCGGGAAGGCACCTCGCTAGTGGCTGCGTTGAAGCCTTGGACACTAGATGTGGCCGCATTCATGCTGCTTGCGAAAGACCACATGGCCGCGGCAGCCGCGACGATCACGGCAATCCCGACCCCTGTTAGAGCTAGAAATGTTGCGTAAGAAATGTTGAGGCTGTTCTGGGC